AGTTGTCGCTTTGCCTCGCCTACGGTCTTAACCTGTAAATTCAATGCCTCGGTATGTTCCCGCTCCTTTGCTGCCGCCTTCGCCTGTGTGTCTGCCAGCTTCTTACTTGCACGTTCTGCCTCCTTTGCCTGCTTTGCCAGTTCCTTTTCAGCCTCGGCAGCCTTCTTTGACGTTTCCGTAAACTCCTTTATGCCACCCTTTCCGGCAATAGCAGTCAGTTCTTTATAGTGTTCGATGACCCTGATAATACCATCATCAAAGCTACTGATAGCCTTATCAGCATTTTTTATGCCCTCGATCGCCTCTTTGGCAATGATTTCAGTAATATCAGCCATCGTTTCGGTTCTTATTATAGTATTGTTCCATACGGCGCGTGTGCTCCTCTGCCTGCCGCTTGATCTGTGCAAACTCCCACAGCGTTACCTTTGAGTAATCATGTGTTACCTCCAACACCCTACAAGCCGCCGTGAATAGTTCTATGATCGTGATCTGCTTTTTGTCCTTCGCCTTGTTGTACTTCTCGTTATACTTGTCGATCTTACGTTGCACCTCGTCCCGCAGTTGTACCACGTCCTCCAGGCTCTTAACCTCGTAGCCCAAAGAACGCAATTCATCAATAAAGTAAGTCAATTTTTTATCCGGTTGCAATTTGTATTTATGCTTCTTTGCCAGCAATTCCATCTCCGCCCTGGTAACCGTATGAACATGAACAGCCTGCAACAATGCCCGCAGTAACATTATCCGGTTATGCGCCTCAAACTGTTCCCAGGCATCCATCAGGTAGTCATCACCGGATTCGTTGAACAGGCTGTTGAACTCGTCAATAAATGCCTGCCGGTCATCCACGAACCACGAAGGGGGAAGCCACCGCCACCCACGCTGGTACAATAACCGCCCGTCTTTCGTGGCTTCGTAGCCCGAATACTGTTTCACGGTCATTGTCTTGCAGGTATGGATGATCATTTTAGTACCGTTTTTTGATATAAATCCCTTAATTCCGCCGCCGTTATCGCCTGCGCTTCCTTCTGTTTCGATGGTGCAATGCCGAAAATATCCTCTGTGTAACGCTCCATCAGCGAGGTTGTATAGTCCGTTGTGCCTGAAATGTAATAGTGTCCGTCCTTTGTGGCTTCGATTATCAGCGTTCTTTGCAGTTCTCCGGTATCGTACAGGTCAGGCGTGCGAAATCCTTTCAGCGATGCAGTCCACGATGAGTAAGGCGGTGTAATCGGTCTATCCTTTGCCGTCTTATGTTCTTCCCGAAGTTGCTTACGATTCAGGTCAAGCAGTCGTTGGTTATCGTCAACAATGCTTTCAATATAGCTTTGCAGGTTGTCTGTAAAGTTATTCGACCTCAACCGTAATTCATGCACATGTCCCATTGTCATCGAAATAAATAAATAAGGGGGCATCTCACCCCCTTTGACCCGCTAAAGGGGTTACCGATCACATCAATTAACCGTTAATTTTAATCGGCGGAGTGATGTAAGTTACATAGGTTGCCGCTACCACCTTTCCTTGGACGATGATATAATCACCGGCTGCCAGGTCTTCAGGTACTGCGCTCTTTTGCAATTCAAGTGTGTAAGCACCGGAACCGTCATCCGTTGCTGATACCGCAGGGGTGTCAACATTAGAAGATACCACATCCCAATCAGTCAGTCCGGCCTTGCCGGTGATAGATCCCCGCAGTGTTACCTTTACGGTTGCCTCGCTGGAAGCATAATCGGCAGTCTGTACAATGTCAAGTCCAATCGGAACCAGGTCTTCAATCTCGGTGGCTTTGAAGTTCAAGGCCATTACAACCATGTCGGTGAACTGTGCCACGTCTTTAAAGTGCATCATCATTTGATGAGCCTCAACCGGTGATTCAAAGTTCGGGAAGTCCTGAGGGCAGTAAACCTCACAGCGGAAGCCGGAGAACTTACCGTCAGTGGTAGGAACCATAACGATATTGTTGTCCTTGGTAACGAACCACACGTCAACCTGGGTGTTATTCATGCCCCAGAGGGCTTTGAAGTCGGCAAATCCAATGTCCAGGAATGCCGTTGCCGAAGGTATGCTGTCATCGAATACGGACTTTGTGCCGATGTTTCCTGTTACCACATTAGGGGCATCGGTCGAAGGTGTCCATCCTGACAATGGCAGGTAAATCGAGGCGGTACCGGCAATGATACCGGCATCAGCAGAAAGGTTTGTTTTCAGCTTCGCAGTCGTTGCCAGCTCCGCAGCGGTGTAAACCGTACCCCTGGGGTCAATGATCATGCCCCTGATCTTCTTCAGGTGCGCTTTGCAGTTTCCCAGTCCTGCAACTATAATCGATCCACAGTTATTCATTTCGTTTCGTTTTTATAGATTAGTGTTACTTTTAATTCTTTTAAGTCGTTGCGTTCGGGTATCATCTCCAGTCGTCCCGACCTGTTTATTACCACCATCCACCGTTCGCCTTTATTCCTGTACAACTCTTTGACTATGCCTATCAGCTTCGCCCGCTCCCTTGCACTGCTACACATTGTTCACAACAGAATGAGACGTGTATAAAGGTAGGTAAACCCCTTCTACTGATTCAAAGGTATTACCCGGCAGTGATATTGTTACATCATCACCGGATTCAACCGTTATGCCTGTCAAATCAACGAGAAACATCCGGTTACTGTCAGGACTTAGTACGATGGAAATTGTCAGATATTCATCCTCCCCTACCGCTATATTTATCCCATCGTGTAATCCCGTCGGGTCTGCCATGTCCTCCGATAACAGCAGGTAGATGTATGCACCCATAGCCCCTACCATAGCACTGATAAGGTAAGGCGTTTCAGGTTGCAACTCATCAGTACACAGGTTGAACGCCGTCAACCCGTCAAAGTCGATCTCGATACAGTCCACCCAGTCGCCGAAGATATTAGCATCGTTGCCCATCACGGACGATGAACCCCAAAACAAACGTTCGTAAAACGTCAGTTTGTCATTCACCTCGTCAACGGTCGCCTGTTCAAAATACCCGCTATCGGCAACAGCTTGCACGAATTGCCTGAATATAGGCCGTAGGTACACATCAAAGATATTCGTATAACGGTCATCGGCCAGGTAATGAGGATCTGACAGCGTTACAATGTACAACTTACACGCTATCTCTAATCCCTGCGCCTTCGGTGATTGTTTCACGTCGTGCTGCAAGGCTATCAGCGGGTAACGCTTATCCGTGTCAGGGTCTTGTGCCAGGGCCTTGACCACGTTAACAACCTCCCGCATATGGCCATGAAAGAAATGAACATCCCACGGCATCACATCGGATACATCCTCCGTGATGTTTCGGAAAAGCTCATGTATTTTCGGCAGGCTCATATGTTGAAATCGTTCATGGTGTAAAACAATGACAAATCAATCTCCCGATCAGGGTAATCCGTTGGGTGTTCGTCAATCCATACGGCCACGTCGTACGCTTCACTATTGGCAAAGTTCCAGGCGTCGATCATCTTACGCTGTGAACTGGCTAAGGTGGCGTTCTCCATATTTGCGGCCGTTTCTCCGAACATACCTGACTGTGTTAACTGATCCATCCGGTAGGCATACCATACATAGGCGGCAATAGGGCTGACCTTGTTAGTCGCATCACGCAACTCATCACGCAGATCAGCCCATTTGTCAAGTATCGGGTCTTCAAGTAACCCGGCCATGAATTGATCATACATAGTTTCGCCCATGATCTTAATCAATAAGTCCTTTTCGTACTTGGCAATAAACCAAGCCAGATCAGCACTTTTGACCGTAACAACCGGATTAGTGCCTGATGTCAGGTTACCGATCTTATATTCACCGACGAAGTATGTATTATCAATCAGGCTCATGACTGTATCACTTTTTCAGGTATATGGCCGCTCGTGTAATTACCACACTCGTAGCCGCTTTAAAGTGCTGTACAGCTACCCTTAGATAAGGATGGCCGATAACATCTACCTCCCAAAGCCATCCGGCTGCACTGGTACCCATTCTGCCATTAAAATTATATCCGGCTGCGGTAACCACTGCATTCTCAGTGTAATAAGTACCTACACTCAGGGCAGGTGTACCCAGGTCGAGTTTATACCACGTCGATCCGTTCTGACTGCCCTCAATCCATACATGGGTGCTATCGGAACTGGAGATCGATGGTGTGATATATACCTCAATCACTCCGGCCTGTTTCTGTGTTATAGCACCTGAAAGCGTGCAATATTTCGTAGCAGCCCCGACGATGCTGTCATTTGTTGCAGGGGTGAAGTTCAATCGAACCTGGGCCATCGTAGCCAGAGCGAGAATGAACAGTCCCAAAATTATCAGATATTTTTTCATTGCTTTTTCTTTTTAGGAGTTGATACCTTTTTTTCTTTCGCAGGGGCTGAGGCTGAGGACTGTTGAACCGTGTCAACAGCCTCGCCGTAACCCTTCGTTATGATTGCCTTAGCGATATGCGTTGGTAGGTCCTTTACGGTTCCCCCGGTTACGCCTGCAATCTTATCGTAGATCCTGACTAACATGACTACACAACCGTTAAAGCAGTGATAGCAGCGTCAACATCGGAACAGTAGATGATCGACAGAGGATTACCGATACCGATAGCGGCGCGGGCATCTAGTTGTAGGGTGACGATGTTCTTCGTGAAATCGGTCGTTTGGTCGTAACCCATGCGAAGCTTGGTCATCTGGCGGTCGCCGAATTGCAATGACTCTGACAGTTTCAACACATGCAGCGTCCTTGCGGTCTGCTTGTTGTTGATAATGACCTTCATCCCGTAGATGTAGGCCAGCTTGCCCTTCTCATCCAGCTTGATACCGGCGAGGTTCACGGTGTTGGCGTTCTCGTCTTTCAGGCTTTCGATCTCAGCAACATCGCTGCGGTTGATAATCAGGGCGTCAACATCCATATCGGCGTTGTTGGCCTGGAGTACCATGTTCTTGATCACATCGACAATCGTCGGCGCTGTTACCAAATTAGCACGGAGGGTAGTATCGTAGGCGGTGAAATATCCACTGGTCTTGATACCAAGCGGAGTGGCCGAGTTGTCCCCTGCTGCCCCGAGGGCCGAACTGTCAATGACCGACAACAGGCGGTCGACGCCGATCGTAGTGATACGGTTTACAACACGGTCGATGTCATCAAGTGTGTTCTGATGTACGCGGAACTTGCATGAGAAGTCGAACACCTTGTATTCGATCGTCTTCCAGAGGTACGAGCTGTCACCTGCTGCTCCGGTTTCGGTCTTAACGGCTGCGCCGTCGGTTTCCGTTCCTTCGACAAGTACGCCATAGTATTTCTCGGCGATAGGTTCAACCGGGAAGCCAGCCCCTACAAAGTGCTGGTTCATCGATGTTGCCAACTCAATGGGCTGCATACCGTAGTTGGTAAGGAATCCGATGTTCACGCCAGGACTTGACCCGGGCCGTACAGCGTTGGCGGTATTCATATCAACGGCCGCCTTCTGACGGAATTCAACTTCAACGCCAAAGTTTTTCATATTGGCACCTTTGATCCGGTAACGCTCGCCGAGTTCCTCATGTGAGTACTTTTCAACGAATCCGCTTTCGATGATAGCCTGCTTGAGGCTTTCACGCAGGGTCATTGGTTCGGCTTTCACTTGCACGGCAGCCTGTTTCAGCACGTCGAGGGCTTCACCCTGTGACTTTAGGATTTCACGCTGCTCGTCCAGTTTTGTCTGGATGTCGGTAGTGATCGCAGCCTTTACGCTTTCGATCAGTTCTTTTGTTTCGGCTTTTGCCGCTTCTTTGATCCTTTCAACCTCCTCCTTTGTAGCAGCGGACTTCATGCGCTCCGTAAACTGGTCGGTAAGGTTATCAATTTTCTGGATCAGTTCTTCATTTTCCATTGTCTTGATTATTAAGTTAATGACTTTTGTAACCTATCTAACGCCTTTATCAACGGCTCGTGTGCAGTGGTCGTGCCGGCTGCCTTGAGTGTCTTTTCAATAGCGTTTATTTTTTCTTCAATGATCTTCAACTTTTCATCGGCAACCTTCATGTTTAATGCTGCCTTTAATATTTCGAGGTTCTCCGGTGAGTTCTTCAACTCAAGCACCGGCGTTACTGGGTTGCTGCCTTTCTTTGTCAGCGTTGACCATTCCCGCATCTTCCATTCGCTGACCTTCCATAGTACCACCCCATCTTCCATGCGTTCTGACTTCCACTTTACAGGCATAACCCTGACAGAGTGTTGCAGGCTGCGGTTGTGTTCGGCAAACAACTTGTAATCTTCATACAGATCACGCCCCAGGTCTTTCTTCATGTTGAACATCCCTACCGCTACCGCCGCCTTGTCTGTTTCATACAGTTCCGTCGTAACCCCTGGCATAAGTGAGGGTTCATGGTTCACGTACCAAAATATGTCTTTGAAGTTTTCCTTAAAAGTCTTTTTAAAGCTCCCCGGTAAAGACTCCTCAAACTGGTCATCAACCATGTTAAAGGTATTGATAGCGGCCTTAACGGTATGTTTCTCGGTGTCTATGTCGAGAATTATAGCCTGAGCCGCTTTGTCCCTGTATGTTTTTTCAAGTTCTTCCATTGCCTTAAAGTTCATACATGTATTGATCCGGTGGCTGCACTGTTGCAGGCTTTACCGGTTCTTGTCTTTTTTTACGGGGTTTCTTTTTCATTGGTAACTTTTTCAAAAGGTAATCCGCAATCGGTCATAATCTGCTGCCCGGCCTGCTCATATCCATTCTGAAACAGGTTCAAGGCCGTGGCAGTCTGTATACTTTCTACCTCCGCCTGCAACTTCTTGTCAGCCTGCAAAGCATCCACGCCGGAAAAATCAGCCTTGATATATTCGTTACGCTTCGACAACCCCAATCCATCGGACAAAGGATTGTAAAGCGAAGCGGACAGCGGCATCAGGCATTTTGTATAAAACACTTTGTCGGCCTGTGTCATGTTGTTGTACGTGCTGGCCTTCTTTGAGTTAAACAACTCGGTCGGTATGGCATAAAAAATATTGCACAGCGTTTCGAATTCGGCATCCTTCAACTCAACAGGCATAAACTTTGACAGCGGTTCAACCATCGAGGTATAACCCAGGTCGGCACGTGTTACAAACCGGCCATACTTACCCGAACGCGTACCGTAAGTATTTACGTTTGCTTTCGTCGGGTTCAACCTCTTTTCAGCCTGTTTCTTATCTGTGTCGCCGAACCCTGCATATGGATCTATTGACCCGCCTGCCTTTGCATTACGCTTGACAAACCCCAGGGGTGAACTCAACACGGCATTCAAAACATCGTATATCAGGCTCAAAGTGTCTACACTGCGAGAGGCGGCGTAAATCTTACTTTGTCCGTACATCCACCCGCCGGACTTGTAGTTTACATTTGCACCCTTGATATAAATCATCGCTTCCTTTTCGATCCGCTTTGGTACGCCGTCAATCATATAATTGTAATGAGTGACAGGGTTGAACCGGAAATCTACCGTCGGCGTTGGTAACCCATACACCCCATCGCTAAACTGAGGAATAGCGTAAACATCCGTTGGCGGTAACACATATAAGCTCGTCGGTGTTCTGAATCCTGTCGCAGTTACCACATTAACCGGAACATTACCATGTATCAAGTAGGCTATTGTAAGGTTCTGGATGAATATCTGATCACTGTCGTACTGGTTCGGCTTGTCAAGCAACCGCATCACATCTGTATATCCCAAATCTATTTCCTCCCCATCCGGAGTAATCCGCACGTGCTTACGTGGCAACTCTGCCAGCTTCTCAGCAATATAGCGGATTATCAGCGAAATCTCTCCGATGTTGTCATACATCCATTGCAGGGCTGCTGAATTATAGTGCTTACCTTCCTGCGACGTATTCAGATAGTTGGTGATGAAATCCAACGGTAATTTCTCATATAACGGTAACATGCTAACAGCGGACTCTTTAACAGATTCCGCCGGTGGCTTCTTGCCTGTCTTAAATGAAAAGTTGAATTCCATCGACTGCAAATATAATTACACATTAAGCGTTTGCAAAAAATATTTTTATTGCCTGCGGGTAATCCTGAACAACATCCGGTATTTTATCGCATCGTAAACATCGGGCGAATGTCCTAATATGGCCTTTACTTCCGCCTTCGGGACAAGTGATAAACGTTCGCCTACCTCGCTTGATCGCTTTAAACTGGCTTGTAACTCATCTATTACCCGCTCCCTTAACTGATTGTCTACATATCCTTTGATGTAGATTGCGCTGTTATTGATTTCCTCTGCCAGCTTATACCCAAGTTCTGCCGTCAGGTTCTTATATTCGTTCTTACCTACCGGAGCATGGTTACTGTGTACACCTATTGCCCCTTGCAGATAGTCTTTCATCTTTGACCCTATCCCGTCAGCATCATATACCACATTGCTCATCGGAATGGCGTACTTCTGACGCATCCGGTCAAACTCACGGATCAGCGGTGTAAAGTCCACACGGTTAATCCATTCGCCATCCGGCGTCTGTATACTTATCGGCTTCGTGGCGTTGGGCATAACGCTGATTTCCAGGATGGTCATACCGTCCCATGCCACCGTTACAAAGCTATCATTAGTAATCGCTATGTCAGAACTTAGGAACCTTTGTCCTGTTTCCGGTACGAATGAATTACTAAACAGGTCGTTATACTTGTCAAATGTGCATAGCGCATTATCATCGTCGTCGTAATCCCACATGCCAAGCAGTAACCGCTGGCGGTCTCGCTTGTCTGTGATACCGTCCAAAGTAGTGAGATATTCAGCCGGTAAGTAGATGTTATCCTTTGCAAATGCTTGTATGTAGTGGGTTTCCGGTGTTGGGTTCTTAATAAACTTTTCCCGCATCCAGTTCTTTTTCGGGTTTGCAGTCACCAGCAGTTTAAACGGGATGTCATATTCTGCGTTCTTGCACCGGCCTATTGATAGTTTCAGGTTCTCATAGGCCATGCGGTCTATCTCGCCACCTTCCTCTATCCATCCTCCGGTATTCTGCATAGACCCGAACCGCTCGTATAATGGATCTCCAGGCAAGTATTGAGCTGAAACGAATAAAATCCGGCTGCCATTAGTAAACTGAAAATACGAATCCTGGCCGTTATATTTGACATGATCGAACGGAACGCCAGCGATTTTGAAGTACTCGTAAAATGTCGGTATGGTATGGCGGCGAAGGTCTATAAGGTTTTGACGTGCGACGAACCACGAAGTACCAGGATAGATAATAGATGAATTCGTTTCCCATGCACTACCGAGAAAGGATTTACCGCCGCCCTTTGCGCCGCCGTAAAGCAGTTCACGAATATGGCTATACTTTGGATCGGTAAGCACCCGCAGGGCTTCGATCTGCTTCGGGTGCATCCTGACTGCCTTCATCAATCACGAATTTAGCGGGCTGTAAGATTGCGAGTTCGCCGGAGTGTGCTATGGTCTGTTGTGCTTTGCCATACCCTCTATCAAGTAATTCCTGTGCTGCCCTAACATCTCCTGATAATGCTCTTTTGAATAAGGCTTTCAGTATGGCATCAAGGGCGTTTAAATCACCTTTTTCCTCTGCCAGTAGTCTTGACATAGCCTCCCGCAAATCCGGGATCTTCGGTCTACCTTTCGGGTTTCCGCTCTCGCCCTTCTTCCATCTGTTACCCTTTCCGATTACATTTTCAGGGTTCGGCATATCGTTTGATTTTCGTTTGTTTATCACCAAATCGGCTTCTATTAATATCGCTTTAGCCCTTTTTTCATATTTACCTGCGGCATACTTATTGTTGTCAGCATATTTGCACAATAACGGTATTGCGTTTAACCTCGCTTCGAGCCTTGCAATTTCACAAACCCCACTTGTTTCTCCGCTGGTTATTATCATTTCAGGCTTATGTTTATCAATAGCCTGTTTGATTATTGTATTCACTCGGTCATCGGTTAATGTTCGTGACCCAAAAACAACCATTTTCATAACTTCAAAGTTAGTGAAAATATTTAATAAACCAGCAGCTTTATCGGCATCTCAGGACATAGGCGTTCCCGCTCGTCGCCATTGCGGTTGGTTATCTTTTGCAGGTAGTACGTTCCTTCGGATAATCAATTACTATGTCGTAGGGTTGGTAGTTCATGGCGTTTCGATATAAGTGAAGTCAATTTCATATCCTTTGTCGGCAATAGTCTGCTTTTTCCATGCCTCGTATTCCCGCTTGCCGGAGAATTGCCTACCATCGTATTCCGGCAGGTGGTTCTCCTTACGGTTCTTTGTGCCGTTTACCTTCACGGCTCGAATGATCGTTATCATGGCTCAGAACGGTAAATCATTCTGCACCGGCTCGGCCTGCACATCCTTGATCGTTGGTTCTGGCTGTGCCTGTTCGGCCTTTGGTTTGAGATATGACCAATTACCCAAGATTGCACCCTGCACCCCCTGCTGACGTTCCTCAGTCGTTACCTCCTCGACAATGAAGCCGTCGGAATATTCGTTCGCACGTTCGATCAGTACACAGTTAAGGTATGTACCCTTAGCCCCTTCATACAGGCGGCTCTTGCTGATTAATTTTACGTTGATTTTTGCTTTAATGTTCATAGTTTTGTGTGTTAGTCATTAATATTCATTGATTTAAGTACTTCTATCATCTGGTCGACAAAGTCATCGAACGAGCGGGCAATGATGTACACGCCACCGGCTGCCTCAACTTTGCGCTGATATTCTCGTTGTGCCGGTGATTGTCTGTCTTTGCCTACCTTAATTTCGATTTCCACGGACCTCCCTCTGATTATCGCCGACAAATCACTAGCCCCTTTCGTGCTGCCGCTTGGCCTGTATTCCACCGTTCCTATCTGTTTCTGGAACCCCAGCACGTCCGTTACTATGCGCCGGTTATCCTTCGGTATGCCCATAACGTTGACCCTCGATACCTGGAATCCGTGATGTTCGCACCAGTATTTTATAGCCGTTGTCAATTCATTTGCCGTCTTATCCTTTAGCGGTTTGGTATATACCAGGTGTTCAGGAATGCTCTTGTACCGCTCCTGCGCCTGTCGGAGCTTTACCTCGTTGAGTTGTTTTAGGGTGGTGATCATGTTGTTCACTTTTTAAATTATTTTACTAAGTTTCGTTAACCATTTGTTAACCAAAATTAACCATTGGTTAACTTTTTTTCTCCTGTAATCCTTACTACTGTAAGTATATATTAAATAGTTAACTAAATATTAACTAAATAAATAAAATATATATTATTATTATTTTTTATAAATCTGTCGAAAAAATGTTAACCAGTTAACAAAAATCAGCAATCCTTACAGTATCTAAGCATACAGAGTGTTAACCGTATTAACTTTTGTTAACTTTGGTTAACTTTTTACTCACGTATGCCGGTGATACTCTCAACTTCTTAGCGATGTCAGCCTGTTTATATCCCATTTTATACAGGCTTACAATTTTATCCGCCTTTGTTTTACCGTTTAACTTTACTGTTGTGCTTTCAATATCCTCAGCCTTATTCACGTCGTTAAACACAAAGCGAGCTGAATCGATGAAGTATTGAACTATTTTCCATGCTTTATCGAAATGATCAGGTAGTACGACAAGTTCAACCCCATGCATGATACTGTCAAATATACTCATAACAAGGGCAAAGCGGGGGAGATATGTTTTCATTTTACTGAGATAGTTTTTCATGTAATATTCCATATCATCGCTGGACTGCATTTTACAAAGTTCTGAATCATACTTTATCATCGCTTCGAGTCCTGATTTATCCAGACTGATAACCTTAGTATCGTGTTTATCGACGTAAAAAATATCATTCTCATATACAGCATTTACCACCGATCCCCACCACTCAGTCCACACAGCCGGTACATCTTCAAGTCCTACAGGGTATATAGTTGTTTCATTCGTCGTGTATAAAAACCTGTCAGTAAGGCCGTTGCCTGAATGTCCTTTGAGTACATTGTTTAACTGCTCCGGCTGAATGGTGCCAATAATATTAATATTTGTGTATTCGATCATTAGCGGGTCTTTGGTTACCCGGTTAACAATGTAGGAATTATTATTAAATGATTCAAGCCAGAACTGCTCATCAGATCCTTTGCGGTACTTATTCATATCATTAAGGAAACCAATCAGCTCATCACGGTACAATAGCAATCCCCTTTTGTTTACGTCGTGGATATGGTGAAGGGCTTCCAGGGTGTAGTCGTTAACAATTATCTGTTTAAATTTTGGCCGCCTTTCCTGGCTTTTACGGTCATCCTCTGATAGTTCCTTCAATGCTCTATCGAAACGTTCTTTGCTTTCACTGTCAAGCCTGGATATGGGTTTTAGTATGGTCTTGATCGGATGTGTCTTATTAACTCCAGGCTCACCGACTGCGGCAAACCAAAATATCGAAGGTGCCACCCATTCATTTTTTACCCTTAGTTTGATCTTATTTCCGTTAAGGGTAGCCACGGCACAGATAATCGCTATGGAAGTAAAATCCTTCGAATAATTCAACCCCTTGTGCAATACGCTGATAAAGTTCTGAATGTCGTCCGGGAATACTTCTACCGGGAATTGCGGTTTATCCGGCTCCACGTCTTCCGGTTCTATCCGTTCAATCTTTGGGGCCTTTGTAAACTTCTGCGTGTTATATTCAGGGGCATATAGCGTATAAACTGATTTAGCTATTTTCACAAAATCATCATACGCCACCTGTTGAACATCCGGGTAATTGGCAAATTTATCATATGCCATTTGTACCACCGTATCTATATCGATACCGTAACGGTTGCAGGCTCCGAACAACGAAACTAAAAATTTATGTTTATTTCCGTCGCTGTAATGATTATTCCGATTCAGTTCCCATCGGATCAGCTTTTCAAAAATATCTATGCTTTCATCCGTGGCTGGCTTGGTGGTATTTTTCTTATTGTCTGTAGCAATTTCTTTCCCCGCTGTTTCCCATTGCTCAGCCTCAGGGTTGAAATATGCCTCCGGGTCATAGCTAACGAAGCATAACCGGGCCTCATCCTCGAAATGATCGTAATATTTTGAGTTGTAATAATCGCGAAGTCCACGAACATAAAGGCGGTGTCTTTCAATATCCGGCCTTATCCTTACAATACATTTCAACCCATCACGGCGGGGACTGGTAAACAAAGCATAAGTATAACGGTCAGATTGCAGGCGTGTACGGTATTGCGGGAAGTCCTCAGGTGAAATATGGTCGAAGTCAATAGCAACCAGCCCGGAATGTTCAGTAAGTTTATCATTGGCACGGTAGGTGAAGATTCCGTTCCAGGCAATAGCCGGTATGTTGAATGATTTGTATTTTCGCTGTTCCTGGCTATCGTATTCAAAACTATTCAGGGTATCAATAAAGGGTTTAAATGTACCCTTTTTGATGTCGTTAACCACATCACCCGCATCCCTGATAATAAAGTTACCAGGGCTTTTTCCGTTCTTAAATTGAGTTACTTTGAGCATAATATAAGGAAACCCCTACAAATGAAATACCGTGTGGCCATCGGGCGATAGTTCCCGCACACGGTAATCAATTGTAAGGGTATGTTTTAAGTCAGTTATCATTACTATCGTATTTCGGCATGACAAATATACTCAAATTTCCTGCTGTTTCGACGTGTGTTGATTAAATATTCTGCGGATAATATACCCTCTGATTATTGAGGCTAATGTGAACACCAGGGTAATAATTATATTTTGGTGCAACCTTACTGGAATCCCCATAACAGGATAAATGATTAGTTGAATCCCAAATGATACCAGTAATCCGGTAGCTGTATTGGTAAATGATTCAATCCATGAATGTCGGCGGGTCTGTGTCATACTGCGATATTCTCAATATCAAACAATGTGGCGGATTTCATTTTATACTCAATCTCTTTCATGTACATGACAGAATCACGGAAATAGTCAGGATTTAATTCAATTCCCTTCCCGTACCGGCCAAGTTTTACAGCATAATAGGGAACAGTTCCTATGCCGGCAAAAGGATCTACTATTGTTTCACCCTTGTTTGAAAATCGTTCGATAACTCGCTCAACAATATCAAATTGAAGAGGGCAAACGTGCATCTGTAGTTTCTTCTGCGATTGTCGGCCATTTAAAGTGAGCATCCTGTTTACATCTGTCCAGCATGATTGATCATGTGAAGTAGGGGCAATAGCCATGTATGTGGCTGGTAACCTGTCAACCTGCTCCATTGCTTCGCCTATTTCTACATGCTTTTTGTAATCATAGATGTTCTCAGAAATGTAGTGCTTGAAATATTTTTGCACTTGTTCATGAGGCATGCCCATAATCTCCTCCGGTGTCATAAAACGGTTGCCCGATGATCTCCAGAATCCATGAGCATCTATCTGCCAGCGGGCCCGGCTGTATTCCTGTTTGCTTTTTATTACAGGCGTGTCAGCATAGGCTTTGCTTGTATCGGTGGGTAGTTTTCTAAATAGTAAAAGATATTCCGACATTCCACATCCCATCTTTGTGCCATCCTTGCTGTTTTCAGTCCATCCAAGCCTGTAGGTCTGATTGTTCTCTCTTACTACGTCTGTTACAATGGTTATCCGGCCAAAGAATTTAAAACCATGCTTTGTAAATGCGGCGGTTGTAAGGTCTGAAAATGGGTCAACTGTTGGCATACCATCACCGGTAACATTGCCGTACAATATCCTGTCCTTGACATGGATAGCAGCAACCCTGCCAGGCTTTAAAGTCCTGAGCATTTGGGGGATCAGAAAGTCCATTTGCTCAAAGAACTTATCGTTATCCTCATTATGCCCGAAATCGTTGTAAGACGGTGTATATTCGTAATGATTTGAAAATGGTATACTGGTATGAAAGAGGTCAACACAGTTATCCGGCCAGCTGATCAATTCAGGCACATTGTCGTTATTGATCATTTCAAACGAATGCCCCTTTATACTTTGGCGTTCCAATCCTAAAGCTCTCATAAGTTTTTGATTTACATTAGTTGATGATAGTCCGTTTTCTTTGATAATGCTGATCATATTTTCGACCAGCTTTTTATGCTGTTCCCATTTCTGATAAAGAACTTTCAATATCTCAGATTCTGATTCAGCATAAATGATATGAATTTCAACTGTTTCCGCTTGCTGGAATCTCTGAATACGATGTATAGCCTGAATGAAATCATTGAATTTATACCCTATTCCCAGGAATATAGCCTTGTGACAATGGTATTGAAAGTTGCATCCCTGGCCTGATATGTCCGGCTTTGTTGCCAGGTACTGGATCTGCCCTTCTGAGAAATCAACTATTCGCTTTTCCCTGATATCATAATCCTGTGAACCGTAAACATCCACACCTGAAACTATTCCAGCATCCTTTAAAGCCTTCATTATAGCGTGTCGTTCAGCTTCGAGATCATGCCATAGGATATAATGAGATTTCGGATCATCCTGTATGATCTCCATCATTTTACTGATTCTATCATCAAGGCTCTCTCTTTTTTCCCTTGCAGCATCTTTCAATCCGAGCGCAGCATTGCGGAACATTTTGACCTGGCCATCGCGATCTATGCCAGCCTCGTCATGGTTTACAGATACCATATGTTCATGTATTACCATGTCTGGCAGATCATATCCTGTGTCATCATATCCCATGTCAGATGGCTTTGTTATGAATAATGCCCATGTTGAAAGCCAATACCAGAATTCTTTTTCTTTATGAGGGTATAATGTCAGATTGTTTGCTTGTGTCGAATCCCTTTGAAAGAACCTTGTAAGAGCCTGCCCTGTATCCATTATTTCCAGATATCCACCGTAATGGATAAGCTCCTTATACTTATTTGGTGAAGGGGTAGCCGTGCATACAAACTTATATTTCACGCCCTTAAACATTTGCAGGAATAGCTGGTATGTTTTTGAGCCGAAGGACCTTAGAACAGAAGCCTCATCCAGGCTGGTAACTGTGAAGTATCCTGGCCTTATATCTCCATCCCTTACACGCTCATAATTGGTGATAAGGATCTGATCCGTTGCAGCCTCTACTTCGGCTTGAGTTCTGACATAGGTAATCGAAATATTCAGGAGCTTTTCGGCATCATGTTTGAATTCCTGCTTTACTCCAAGCGGGCAAACGATCAAAGCCTTACCTCCCTCTCGCTCTGTAATAATCCGGCATATTTCAAGCTGCTGAATAGTCTTACCAAGTCCGAAAGATTCAAATAACGCCCTTCTGCCCCCTTTGATAGCCCATTTCACTGCATCGCGCTGGTGTGGTAAAAGCACAGGATTAATATCTGTATCCTGGATATCAAATCCGCTTTCTTTTGCGATGCTGATCTTTGATTTCAGAAAATCTAAGTATTGTGAGTATTTATCCATATCACATGCTTTTTAAATAGGTTAACACTTCCTCCTCCGTCTTAAATGTCCTGACTTTCTCCCCTGCCGGCGGCCATAGCTTCCAGTCCTGAACGAATGTCTGTGAGTACTGGTATATTGCGCCCTTGGGTGTCTTGACGACGGTAAACCCTCCCTGGATGTACCATAGCGTTAGGCCGTCACGTT